CTTATAGGGAGCCGTGAGACAATAGACGCTTATGACCTGATGGCATCTGCGATGATTAATAATATCGATGATGCAAACCTGATATATTGGATAATTCGCAATGCTGGTGGAATGGACGACCTTGATGATGCGAAGTTTGTACAACGTCTTAAGACCATGCATGTGGTACACCTTGAGGGCGAAGAAGAAGTTGACGAGCATCAAATTAATGTGCCTTTTGAGGCGAATGAGACGGCCTTGAATCGGTTGAGGTCACAGCTTTTTGATGATTTTATGGCTCTTGATGTAAAGCAAATCGCAAGTGGTGCGGCAACGGCTACGGAGATAAAGGCGGCATATGAACCTCTGAATAGCAAGACAGATTTGTTCGAATATCAGGTTACGGCTTTTATTAACAGCATCCTTACGCTGATTGGAATTGATGACGAACCAACATACACTCGCTCAATGATTGTAAACCAGCAGGAGATGGTTCAGAACCTTGTAACAGCTTCTGAATATTTATCTGCGGATTATATTACTGGCAAGGTGCTTGAGATTATGGGAGATATTGACAAGACGGACGAAGTAATAAATCAGAGATTGCTGGAGGACGTAGGTAGGTTTGCAAATGAGCCTATGGAGGAGTAATAAACCGTGGCTGATTATGCGCACAGAATGACGGACAAAGAGCTTGCAAAAATGGAGCGGCATTTGACCGAGATTTATCAGAGAGCGCACAAAGAATTGAGCGAAAAAGCAGACAAATATTTTGCTCAATTTGAACGGCTTGATGAGCAAAAAAAGGCTCTTGTTAAAGCTGGCAAGATGACCGAACAAGAATATAAAATTTGGCGGCAGAATAAGATAATGACCGGGAAGCATTGGACGGCCATGAAAGAGCAGACAGCGCAGGAGCTTTCGCATGTAAATCAAATGGCGGCGGATTATGTTAATGGACGTTTGCCAAATGTATATAGTATAAATTATAACGATGTGGGTAAAGGGCTTGAGTCTGCTGTAAAGGGTTATTCGTTTGAACTGGTCGATGCTTCCACTGTCAAAAACCTTGCGACAAGTGACAAGACACTCTTGCCATATAAGTACGTTGACGGCAAGAAAGACGTGCGCTGGAACACTCAAAAGGTGAATGCTGAGGTCTTGCAAGGGATTATACAGGGAGAAAGTATTCCAAATATTGCCAAACGTCTCACAAATGTCATGGGAATGAATATGGCAAGTGCAATTAGAAATGCAAGAACCACGGTTACAAGCGCAGAAAACAAAGGACGTATGGATAGTTTACATGTGGCGGCAGAAAAAGGTGTTATAGCTCATAAAATCTGGATGGCAACACATGATTCCAGAACCCGTGAAGCACATATAGAACTTGATGGGCAAGAACAGGAAATTGACAATCCATTTGAAAGTGAGCTTGGCGATATAATGTACCCCGGTGACCCAGAAGCAGACCCGGCGAATGTGTACAACTGTTTTATCGGAAAAACAAATATAGCTTCCGACAGCGAGATTGTCAGAAGCTATAAACATGAATATTCTGGTAAATTAGTTACCGTAAAAACTGCCGGAGGAGTAAATTTCACCTGTACCCCGAACCACCCAATACTGACTGTTGGTGGGTGGGTTAAGGCGGAATCCTTGCAAAATGGAGATAACCTTATCGTAACATTCGGGCAAAAGGACTTTTCGCTGCGGATTAATCCAAACGTAAATCATGCTTTTCCCAGAATTGACGCAATCCACGAGTTTCTTGATAAAACGGGCGGAGAGCGGACTTGCAGTTTGAGTGTGGATTTCCACGGCGATATTCCCACATCCGATGTCGAGATTATAACTAAGAAAGGGCTCTTGCGGGAAGGTAGAAATTCCAGCGTTTTCAATAGCATCAATAAATTCTTGCTCAAACATACCGATAAATCTTTTTTGCGCGATAGCACGTTTGTGAAGCATTTCTGGAGAGTTTGCAAGTCCGCGCTTTGCATCGTTAGCGGCTTTAGCAAGGCGTTTCCGCTCGTCTGGCGTAGTTTGCGACATTCTGAGATACATAGATTCAGACCGATTGCGTTGCTGTATTCCGACGGAGTGAAGCCGCTGAACAATGACGTTGCGCGAAACGCCGAATTGCTTGGCGAGTGCCTTAACGGATTTTCCGGTGTTGTATTCGCTGATAATATCGTCAGCGTTGACTTTAGTTCTGGGTGTTCCCATGTTTATAACCTCCAAACCGAAAATGGGTATTATTTCGTTAATTCAAGTATAGCACAAAGCAAACAAAAAAGCAACGGCATTTTTGCCATAGCGCATAACTGTAGGTGTACGCTGACTTATAAGGTTGTTGGATTCGGAGAAAACAATAATATTGAAAATTTGGGAGCACAAGAGTTTGAACGACTTGAACCCAATAATAGTTCTGTTGTGATAGCAGAAAAAGAAGCTTCAAAAAATATTGAGAAATTAAAAGAAGAAACAAAAAAGCCGATAACAAACGCTAAAATTGATAAAATGAGTCGTTCTCAACTTGAAAAAACAGCAAGAAAGATTTATGTTGCAAACGGTGGACATATGGGATTTACAGAAGAAAAAGCAAATAAAGTTTTTAATGATTTAATTGGAAGTAATTCGACAACATATCTGAGAAAATATATTAAAAAATATAGAAAGTTGTTATAAAAATGGAAGTTAAAATTACCGACAACAGCGGCGAGTTTCTAAATGCATTGCCAGAGCAGATTGAACGGGCATTAATAGCTATTGGATTAACGGCTGAAAGTAATGCAAAAGGATATTGTCCGGTTGATACTGGCAGATTGCGTAACAGTATATCAAATACACACGATGCAAACAGCGTTTACATCGGCACTAATGTTGAGTATGCCGCCTATGTAGAGCTTGGTACAAAACGCATGAGCGCAAGGCCATATTTAAAACCAGCGGTTGAAAATCATGTATCAGAGTATAGAAGCCTTGCCGAACAAGCGTTGAAGAGTTGATTAATAAAGATTGGAGGGAATTAGTGGGAGCTTTGATGCACGACTTGACAAATTAGAGCGATTATGCCAAAATAGGGATTATGTAAACCAAGATAAAAATGCAAAGGGCGAAGCACAGCCCCCGAAGCAAAGGAGCGTTTTAGATATGGCAATTTGGAAGGACATTGCCGGATATGAAGGATTATATTTGGTGAGTGATGAGGGCGAAGTCTACGCACTCCCGCGCAAAGTCTTTAACGGACGCGGCGAGTTTGTCAGAAAAGGGCAATTGTTAAAACCGGGCTTGCGAGGAAGAAACAACCTAAAATATAAATTTGTTATTCTGAGCGACGGTAAAAACGCAAAGCACGCTTCCGTGCATAGGCTTGTAGCAGAAGCATTTGTTGACAACCCAAACAACGAAAATGTTGTGAACCACATCGACAAAAACACGCTTAATAACAAGGCGTGCAACTTAGAATGGTGTACGCAACAGTACAACAACGAATATAGTCACAACAAACGAATCAGACAGTATACGGTAGACGGCGATTTTATCGCGGAATATAAAAATATCGTGTACGCGAGTAAAATAACCGAAATTAGCCGAACGGCGATTAACAACGCGCTTTGCGGTTGGTCAAAAACGGCTGGAGGTTATGTTTGGGAATATGCAGATGCGAAAGAGGAGGAATGACTTATCGCTATGACCAGAAAGAGCCTCAAAGCAATGGGGCTGACGGACGAGCAAATCGATAGCATCATTGAGATGCACACTGAAACTGTTGATGGGCTGAAGGACAAGCTCAAGGCGGCGGAGGAAAAGAGCAACAAGCTTGATGACGTTCAGAAGGAGTTGGACGACCTGAAAGCTAACAAGGGCGACGACTACAAGGCGAAGTATGAGGCAGAGAAAAAAGCGTTTGCTGAGTACAAGGCAGACCAGACCGCCAAAGAGACAAAGGCGGCAAAGGAAGCGGCTGTCAAGGCTTATTTTGAAGGCAAAAGCATTACTGGTGCGAACCTTGCTATTGCGATGAGGGGGGCGCATGATGAGATTGCTGGGATTGAGCTTGACGGCACGACTATCAAAGATACCTCTGCTCTTGATGCACTTGTGTCCGGCGAATTTGCTGGGCTTGTAGTCAAAACCACAACACAGGGGGCGGCAACAGCAACACCGCCCACAAACACCGGAGGAAGCAAGCTGACCAGAGCTGATATATTTAAGCGGGATGACAAGGGCAGATATGTAATGTCCACCGCTGATAGGCAGAAGGCGCTTGCGGAGAATCCGGAATTACTTAAATAATGAAAGGATGAATTAAATGCCTGCAACTAATGTTGAAACTCTGACTAATCCCAGAGATAGTCTGCCGAATGTATACACAAACGTGACCGCCAGAGAGGTGGATTTTGTCACCAGATTTGGCGATAATTGGGAAGCTCTGCGCAACATCATGGGTGTTATGCGCCCTATCCGCAAGGCTCCCGGCACTTCTCTTGTGAGCTACACCGCTTCTGTTGCACTGGAGAGCGGTAATGTTGACCCCGGTGAGGTTATTCCTTATAGCAAGGCCACTATTGTCGAAGCGGCAAAAACTGACCTGAGCATTGAAAAGTATGCCAAGGCTGTGCCTATCGAGGACGTAAACAAATACGGTGCATCAATCGCTGTCGAGAAATCCGATGATGCATTCCTGACTCAGCTTCAGAATGTTGTGCTGGGTAAGTTTTATACTTTTATCAACACTGGCACTCTCGCTCCGGGTCAGGGTGTGACTGTGGCTAATTGGCAGGATGCCCTCGCAAAGGCACAGGGTCTTGTGCTGGACAAATTCGCAGACATGCAGAAAGATGTGACCGCCGTTGTTGGATTTG